CATCCATTCTTGAAGTGCTTTTTCTAGTTCTTCATATGTTGGTTCTGGAAATAAGTCAGTAATTTTAGGTTGATCCATGATTGATTTTGCAATTGCTTTATCTTCAGTTGCAGCTGATGTATTTGGCTTAACTCTAATAGCAGTCTTTGGATATTGTCCTGGCCCTTCTGATGGGGTAAATTCAACATCAATATCTCTACCATTCATTAAGTCGGTAATATCACCATAATCAGGATCTGCTATAATAGATAATAATTCAGAATAAATAGTCTTACCGAATCCCCAAAATTTAACGCCTTCTGATTCTTTACCTCTTACGATAACAGGAACATAAGTTCTCATTTTAGGTTCTATTTTTCTACCCATAACCCAATCATCTTTATCACCAGTTTTCTTTAACTTGTCAGCAAATTCAACTACTGGATCTGCATTGCCAAATGTTATTGGAGAGAGCATACTTCTCTTTGCAATATCATAATGAAAATACATTTCTAGGAAAGGGTTTTCTTTTCTGTGAACGTAAGGAACGATTCTTACTCTTTGCTTACCAGGTTCTGGTCTGAAATAATTGTTTTTTCTGTCGTTCGTGGTTGTTAATTGGTTAAGTTTTGCCTTAATGGCATCTAAATCTAAACTCATTGTTTTATCCTTTAATTGTTTAATTGTTATTATTTGTTTATTTATTAATTATATTATAAGTAATTAATTCGTTAATTCAAAGTTAATTGTGTAATTGTTTAATTTTTTTATTGTTTAATTTGATATCCAAGTCTTTGTAATGATTGTCTTACTGTGGGGACATTTGTGGCTCCGTGATAATTCATATCATAAAGTTCATCTCCAACATCATCAATGTAATCTTCTACTGATCTTTTTAATATTTGAAATACTTTATTTAATGTGTTAATATCTTTGATTGCAGCAAATACGCTTTGAATAGCTGCTTCCGAGTCATTTCCTAACCCTATTCCGGTTGTAGTAATTGATATAACTGGAGCATCTGCTCTTTTTAATATTTCAGCCATTCCTGCAGCATCAACTTGGCCAGACTTTAAAGCTTTATACATATCAGCCATGGTTTTGTATAATGCTTGTTCTTGAAGATTCTTAGTACCAAATCTTCTCATATTTTCTTGAAGTTTATTCATTATTTCTCTATTTTTTCTAATGTGTCAATATCAAAATCTTCTAGTTCTCCATGAAATGCCATTGATCCTTCCATTCCCCATTCATTACCACCATCGTCGGCACCCATTAGATAAATTGCTTTTTCATATCCATGATCATCAACTTCATCATAATCATCAAATTCTATCTCAAATGGAGTACTTTTGTCTATACTAACTGTTATTGTAAAATTTGTACCACTTCTCATTTCTGTATTTTTTAATTCAATGCTTGGTTGATAGTTTTGATTGTCAGTATATTTTAGATCTGTACGAACATTTCCGTCTTTGTCTTTTAAGACTTCTTTCATTTTTTTCTTGTTATATTCTTGTTGAACATCTTCTAATGTAGGTAAAGATCCATTTGCCTTCCTTTCCCAGGCATATGTTTCTTTTAATAAGCTTTTCAATTTAATCATGATAGTATTTTCTTTGTTACATATATAAATATAGTTAAAAATTAATTCTTCGTACAAATACTAAATCTATTCTTCGATATCCATTTTCTTCAGTTAATATAAAAGAATTTTCAAATGCTTCCCATGGTATAATCATTGTTTTATCTAATATGCCATTATTTAAATCTTTGATAACTTCATTTAAAGCATTAACCGTATATAATGTATTGGTTTCTTTTTTTCTATGTATAGAAATTGTATTCTTTCCACGATACCCGTTATCTTCTGCATTAAATGTGCAATATAGATCGTTTCTATTTTCATAGTTTGCAAATACAAATATTCTATTTTCTGGAATTTCGAAATTCTGTTTGATATATTCTGTAACTATGTCTAAATTATTTTTATGTGCAAATGTGCACAATAGTTGTGTCCTCACTTTTCGTCCTAACTTTGTGCAGCAATGAATGTATATTTATTTAAATCTGCAGTTTTTACAAGTTTCATTCGATAATGTCCTTTAGTAACACTATGATTCACAAAATCATTAGCATAACCTATATGCGGAGTAGTATCTGATTTGAAATACCAAATTACTCCGGTAATTCCATTAAAAAATTTAGTTTTTATTGCTGATAATTGTTGTGTCAAATATGCTGGATCTTTTATAAACATAGATCTTTCTAATCGTTTAAACCAAATAATTACTTCTCTATTTTCGTTTGTTATAGTATTTCCTATGTTTATTGTAATTGGCTTATTGGTTGCAGAAGCAGTGCTAATTTTTTCAGCTTCGTCGTCACTTACCCAATATGATTGTTTTTTGCCGTCTTGACTAGTAGTTATTCTTGTATCTCTAACATCTGTGTCTAATTTTGTTTGATAGAAAATTTTATTTAATTCTTGAAATCCTCTATACCAATTTTCCCAATATCTTCCATATGGAACTTCACGAAATATAGCAACTGTTGCTGGGCTTTGAACTTCCTGTGCAAATCGATCGTTTATTATTTGAATCATTTTTTTTAATGCTCCATGCGACTCTGTGTCAACCATTGGAGATAACGTATCAAAAACATCTCCTAAATCAGAATATGGCTCAATAATATTTTTATAAAAATCTCTTAGCTCAAATGTAAAAGGAAATTTATTAACATCCCCATCGCCTGCAGGATCAAAATCTGCATTTTTGGTTAATTCTTTTACTTCCCATGATTCTTTATTGTCTAATCTAATATCTTTATCTTGATTTCCTCCAGAATTACTTCCTGCTACTCCTAGAGTTATTGGTACTTCTCCTCTACCTTGATCTCCGCCTTTAATTGGCCAAAATTTAACAAATGTTTTATATCCTTCGCCGTTTACATATGAATCAATTGAATGAGTTCTAAAATTTTCTTTAAATGCTATTTTTTCTTCTGGAGATAAAGTATTATATGTTTGTATAACGGCATCTATTACTGGCTGTTTAACATTTGCAGAAAGTAGCTCATTAGTCATGGTTTCTAAAAAACCTTCATCTTGTTCATTTAATCCTTTAGCTTGATAAATTGTTTGATCAATTTCTTGTTCAGAAAGCATATTGGTTTCACGTAACACAGAACGAAGAATCTCATAATCAGAATCTTTAGTTGGATATCCAGCATCCAATTGATATGTCCATTCATTAATAATTTTATTTATCATAACTTGAAGTCATTCATTTTACTATAAATATTACCTACTTTACATTTAACAGGGAAATCATCTCCTTCTAAACATGATTTTAGTTTTGGCAATATTTGTTTAGCTTCATGAATTGGAACATCAAATAACACAGAATCATATGTATATAATATTATACATGTTTTATATTTTTGTAATAAAATTGATAATTGAAATAATCGATTTGCAGTAAATTCTGTTTCTAATGATTGAAGATAATAATTAAATAATTTATTTTGATTCATATCAATCAAAGTATCTTTACACATTGGCCTTTTTAATATCGGTGTTTCTATACATCCATTCGTTTTCCATTTATTCCATAACGAATACACAAAATCATTTACTTCTTTAAAAAATGGAATTTTTAAAAACTCTTTTTCAATATGACCATATAACAATCTAAATGTTATTTGTTTGCTTTGTTCATATTGTTCTTGTGTTAATGAGTCAGTACCAAAATAAAATTTACCAAAATATGTATGTACCGATCCTTTGGGTAACTCATATCCAATTAGTCGTGCAATTAATCTTACATGATATGCATCAAAGTCAAATTCAACTAATGCACCATTTTCAAATCTACTACAGAATGCATCTCTAGTTCCATCTTGTTTATTCATTGCAGCAAAATTAAATCCACGGAATGCATTAGATGGTCGGCCTGTAGTTGTATGATAATGATATTGAGAATAAACACGACCATCTTTAATTAACTCTTTCATTTTAAATGAATTAGTTATTTGCATTCCGTTAGATTCAATTTTAGAAAATATTTTTGGATAGTAATTATTAAATTTTTTATATGAGTCTGATAATTTTGAATTAATAATCATTGGCATCGCATACTTTTGAATTTTTTGACACATTTCAATATGCTTCATTAATGGAATAATTGTATTTACATATGGTAAATTAGTATGCCTTCTCCAGTAAAAATGATGAGCTGATGTATAATAATGATTTTCGTCGTATGCTTCTCCGTATGTATACCACCATAGAGTTTTAACATCATAAACATTGTTATTTCCGCCCATTTGTAACCATAACTTTTTGTCATGAACAAATATAGATTCCAAATCGAGTAGTTTATTTAGATGTTCTTTAAACCCGGTTAATTGTTCTGTATGATGTATAGGAACAATGAATTCAATTTCATTGCTTGAATATACGTATATACAGGATATTTTATTAATAGATGGATGTAATTGATGATCTGCCAATATTGGAACTACCAATACATGAGACTCATTTTTAATATCTTGTAATAACGAATCTAGTTCTTTTGAATCGTTAATTATTATCATACATTAATATAATAATAATTTTTTTGGAAATATCAAAATATTAATACGAATTTGATACTGAAGTTAAAGAATTCTCTGTAGTTTGAGTAGGTTGTAATGTAAAAGATTGATTTATATTTTCTGGAACTTCATATGTAGTATCTGTATAAAATTCTGAATATGATTTAAAGTATTGTAATAATTCTGGCATTACTTTTGATTTTTCACGTATTGTTTCAATATTCTGTTCAACTACTCCAATTTCAGAAATACCATTTTTTATTACTGTATTTAAAGTTCCTGATATTTTCCATTCTATAGTTTCTAATTGATATAAATTATTATCAATTTTTTTCTTTTGATAATTTTTAACTGTTGTTGAATCAATTTCAATTAATTGATTTGTTGATACATTTTTTAAAATATGTCTAGTTATACTTTTTTTATTAATATCATTAACAGTTGGGGATGGATAAAATACAGTTGGAGTATTATATCTAGTTTTTATTTTAGGTTTATTAGATCTATATGTTTTTATATCTGCAGATTCTTCTTCATAAGGTATTAATGAAATAGATTTCCTAACATTCCATTCGCCTAATGTATAGACTTCTCCGGTTATATACTTATGATACAATCCGATATATTCTACACGACTTTTAGTCATATATTCTTTACCAGTAGTATACTGATTTTTTACAATTTCGTCTTCACTATAATATTCTTTTTGTCTCATTATATTATTGATCTACTTATTGTTCTACTTCTACATGACAATGTAGTAGTCCATTCACCAGTAGCATCTACATTATGTGTTACTTTTTCTACATTAAATACAAAGTCGTCACGAAATCTTTGTGGTATTCCTCTGAATTGTAAAACATCTCCAAATCTAAATCCATTTATACCATCAATAGTAAATTCCAATGTATATAACCATCTTGGTTTTTGTTGATTTAGTGATTCTTTTAATGATGGTGTTGGATAATTTACATATGTTTGTAATGCAGCTTGTAATTTTTTTATTCTTTCACTGTCTCGATAATCATATGTTAAGTTTGATTTTGCTTCAGCTAAAACAATTTTAGCATCGTCATGCTTTTTTTTCCATTCTACTTCTTGGTCTGATCGTTCTTCTCCTCCGGATATTAAATAACTGTTATATGAAGAAGCTTTATTTGGAGATATGTTCGCTGCGTTAAAATTAAATAATGCATATTTAAATTCATCTGGTAAATCATATCCTAGTTTCATTTCACGAACAATTGTTCCTTTGTCGACTGATGCAAAAACTGGTATTTCATATTCTGCAACATTTCTATCAAAACCTAAATATTCTGCATCATGATACATTAATGTACTAGGAAGTTCTGGATGAAAAATTAATCCAGGAAAAACTCCAGTTCCAGTTTGAACTTTAATTTCGTCTGATATTGCTATTATAAAATTTTTAATTGTAAATGGTTTTTTAGTATCTGCTTTCAATGTTGATTCTATTTCTGAAATTGTTTCTAGTTCAATTAGTATTCTGGACAAACATCCATATTTTGTTGTTTCGTCAGCTGAATTACTTGATTGATAAAATCCTGGAACATTATCTATATTTTCAATGCCATCGTAATAACTAATAGTATAATCATCTTCTAACATAAATTGTTCAGTCATTTGATCATTAATGGTTTCTGAAACAACTAGATTTGTAGTTGGTATTTCTGGTCCAGTAATAGGAGTAGATGTACCTGCTTGTCTTATATAGCTATTTGTTTTATATTCTG